GCAGCAGCCACACCTGCCGCCGCACCTGCTGCATTCTTCGCTGTCGTGTTGGCCACCGTGGCTGTGGTGTTGCCCGAGATTGCAGCCGCTTGCGCGGCCACATCCGCAGAGAGCGCCTTAAAAGCCAGAGATTCGCGCGCAGCCGCAGCCGTATTTGCCTGATGCGCCGTGCTGTTGGCCACTGTGGCTGCTGTGTTTGCCGCCACGCCAGTGGCCGCTTGCGCGCTGGCCACACCAATGCCCGTAAAGCTTTGCGCCAATTTGAGCGCCGTAAAGCCCGCAGCCGCCTGCCCAGCATCCAGCAGCAGGTTACCCACCGTCGATAAGTTACTCGATAGCGCATTGATCGCGCCTGCAGCCGCTGAGCTTGCGCCACTGGCCTTATCCACCTGGCCGATGTAGATCGTCCAAGCGGTGGAGAGGTTTTCCACTGCGCGGCCCACGGTCGCAGGCAGTGTGCCAAATTCTGTTTTGAGCGTCTCTGATTGCCCTTTGAGCGCCTCAATCACCGTCTCAGAGCTCAGCGCCCCAGCTTCTGCCATCTTGCGAAGCTCGCCCGTCGTCACGCCCAGGCCATCTGCCAGCGCCTTAGCCAAGCGCGGCGCTTGCTCCATCACACTATTGAATTCTTCGCCCCGCAGCACACCCGATTGCAAGCCCTGAATCAGCTGCGTCACAGCCGCTTTGGAGCTCTCTGCAGAGCCGCCCGAGAGCTGCACAGCCTGATTGATTGTCTCAGTCAATCGCAAAGATTGTGTAATCGCCGCCTCAGTAGCCAGGCCGGAGTTTTTGCCCGCCTCAGTCAGCCGCGCAAACAAATTGCCCGTTTGCTCAAGGTTCGAGCTCGTGCGCTGTGCAATGCCAGCTATTTGATCAAAGGCCGTTGTGAAAGCCTGCCCTTCGCCAGTAGCCAGCTTCACCCGTGCAGCTAAATTATTGTAGGCATCGGCCGTCTGCGCTGCATCGGCTATCGCCCCAGCAAAAGCCCCACCGCCTTGCACCGCCACAAACAAGCCTTGTAGCCGCTGCAATTGGCCAGAAATGCTCTCAATCCCCTCAGAAGCCTTCAAGCCCCGTCGATACACGCCATCCAGAGCCGCGCCAGAGGCCGCCCCCGCGTTTTGCGAAGCGGGCGCAATCGCCTCAAAGCCACGAGTCACCTCCTTGATAGCTGGGCTGGCGCGGTCTTGCGCCGTAATATCAATCTCAACGCGGTTGCCACTCATGCGCTAAACTCCTGCGCATGATTCGTCTCACAGCCTTCGTTTTTTGCATCGCATTTTTGTTTGCCGCCGGCGGCTGGGTGCTCACTGGCATGGCGCTGGGCGCGGCAGGCTTTGCGGTAGGCTGCTTGGCCATCGCCTGCAACGCCTGGAAATTGCTCAGCAACTAAGGCGCGTTTGCCTAAGCTGATAAGTGGTGCATGTCGTGTAGCCATGCCCCTACTGTGCCTCGCACGCGCGAGCAAGGCTAAGTAAAACAGTTCAATTTTTTGCCAGTAAAAAGGCCGCTCATAAAGCGGCCTAGGCAGGGTACAAGTGAGGCGTTCTAGGCCATGCGCGCTCGGAAGTATTGGCTAATGCCCACACCCGTTTTGCTAGCGTCTTTCAGCACCTCCCCCTCCATCTCCAGCTCCGCAAAATCCTCGCCCAAGAGTGCCAAAGCCTTCGCAGGCGAGAGCTGCAGGCGGTATACGTCAATCAACACGGGCAGGCCATTGTTCGCCTCGTTCAAGCCCTCGAAGAAGAGCTCCAGCGTCTTCGCCCCGCTCGTCAGCGCCTCTACCTTACTATAGGTGGCAAAGCTGTAATCCACAAGCAGGCTCTGCGCATCTGTGATCGCGCCAGCCGCCAAAATAAAAATGCCACCCGCGCGCACCTCATAGTCCACATTGGGCAAATAAGTCGTCGTCGCCCCGCTATTGGTCACCACCACCGCCGTTGGGTTCGGGTGATTGAGCTTCGTGATCGCGCCCTTATAGCCAATCGCGGCCTCATCCACCACTGCCGCGCCGGTCACCACAGCCTCTGAGCCAAACACAGCCCGCGCCACATTCGTCTTATTCAAATCATGCACCGTAAATTCAGCCGTCACCGCCTTAATGCGGCTCACGCTGGCATACGTGCCCCCGCCTGGCTTGGTGTAGTCAGGCAAAGTCTTTTTGTCTTCCTCCACCTTAAAGTCCAGCTTGCTGGTATTGCCAATCGCAATCAAGCCAGCGGCTGTGCCAGCTTCGCGGGCGTAAAGTGTGCCCGAGCCTAGGTAAGGGTAGTAAGTCGTGCTCATCGTGCGTCCTTCAATTTGTAGGGTGAGTTAATTAATCAATCAGGCAGCCTTGGCAGGCGTCACGGCTTCGCCCAAGCGCTTGGCCTGCGAATCGGTCAGCAGCACCTTCTCGCCTTCAGCGCAAGGCTTATCGCCCAGCCAAAAGGCTTTCGTCACAGCAAAGAGTTGGCTCTTCGCATCAGTTGGTTCAGGTGGGGCGGGTTTGGTTTTGTCATTCATGAGGGTATGTCCCGTTTAGGTTGCAAAATCATCTCGGCCTCAAAGGCCAGTGGTAAAAGGTGAAAGCCAGCTAGGTATTCCAAGCGCCGTGGGTTGGTCAATCGCATCGGCTTAGATGCGCCAGTGGGCTTAAAGCCCATCAGCGCCGCGCATACCGCCATCGCAATCGCCCCGCCGTTCTCCCGCGCTACTGCCCCCGTGCGTAGGCTCGCTTGGTGGCGCGTCGCCACCACAGCCATCCATTGCTGCGTAATCCGTGCCTGCGTGCCATCTGGGCGGCTCTCCGTCACGCTGTATTCGTCGTAGACCAAATGCACCGCAGGGGTGAATTGTTGAGCCGCCTCCACCCCCTCCAAATCAGCCGCCGTAAATACTTTAATCGCAGGCCGCAAAGGGGCAAGCTGCTCGCGCAGCCGCGCCAAGATCACAGGCTCCAAGTCAAATAAATTCTGTTGCAGCAGCATGGCCAAATCTCTCTAGCCAAAGCCGCGCAAGCTGTCAGCGCTCATCTGGCGCGGTGCAAAGCTATGCATCACCTCATGCGCTTGCAAAGGGTCAGCATCCAGCGCCATGCCGGGCGATCCGCCCCAAGGGCACACGAGCTGCGTCTTGCCAGTCGCCAAGCTCATCAGCTCAGCCATCGCAGCCTTGTGGCGGCGCGCCACTTCATGCTCATCGGGCAAATCCGTGTAGAGGTAATACCGCGCCAAATCGCAAGCCAGCCGCGTCAGCATCGGCGGGCTCACATAAGTAGGCGCAGCGCCCAGCGCCGTAGCAGGCTTTAAGCAGCCCGAAAGCGGCAGCCGATACAGCTTGCCTGCATAGCCATCCACCGTCGCCTGCGCATCCTCCAGCGCCCGCGCCAGCACAGCAGCGCCTATCTGCCCCGTGTCGTCGCGGTCAGTCAGCGCAACGAGCTCCGCCTCGCCAAAGCGCTGCGTCATATCTTGGCGGCTAGCGTAGATCATGGCTCAAATCAATCAAGCATGCACGTGGCGCACGATCTGGCATTCCACCAGCTGGCCAATCGCAGCCGCGCCCAGAGCGCGCCCGCAGTGGTCCAGCAGCGTGCCAATAGCCGCGCGGCCAGAGCCATCTGCAGCAGGCTTGATGTAATCGCCAAAAGCAATTGCAGCCGAAGCCTCCACGGGGTAAGAGTAATCCGTCACCACTGGCAGCGCTTCGCCAGCCGCCGCATCAGCCTCTGAGATACCTTGGGCATCCTTCGCGCCGCCCGCGCTCGTAGCGTAGCCGCCGTCATAAGCCATAAAGCGGCCTGCCACCACAGCAGTCAAAGCCACCATCGTGATCGCGTGGCGCTTGTTGTATTGCAAGCCAGAGTTGTTTTGAGAGGGCATGTGTTGCTCCTAGTAAAGGGGGTGTTGATGGAGTTAAGCCTTGGCCGCATCAGCAGCAGGCGCAATCGTCTCTTGCTGCTGCTGCACAGCAGCGCGGGCAGCCGCAAATTCAGCATCCGCCGCAGCTTGGCTTCGCTCAGCAGCTTTTTCAGCTTTCTCTGTGGCAGATTGATCTTCAATCGAGCCCGCCAAGATCAAAGTCTCCACATCTTTCGGATGCAGCCCCTTCACCTCATCGCCAGGCTCATAGATGGTGCGCACACCATCCACCAAAGCCACCACAGTCACCAGCGCAATCAGCGCTCCAGTTTTCTTAGCCATGCTGTGCTTCGCTTTACTTGCAGTTTTGGAAAAGGAAGCCAGCGGTGTTGTAGCTGATGTTCGGGCGGCGCTCAAAAGTCGCGCCATAAATCCAGCTCTTATTACTGTTCTCGTAGTAAGGCGTCTCTGCAAAAGGGTGGCCTTCAATCACATTCGTAAAGCCAAAAGCAGGCTCAGCCAAGCTGATGCTGCCCCCCGAGCCACCCATATTGGGCACATACGCAAGAATCGCGTTATTGCCCCAAATGTCTTGCCCCACATCACTGGCATCCATCCAAATCGCATCGCCCACCACGATATCGCTCACGCTCAGCACGCTCTTGAGTTGATCCAGCGATGCTGGCCCAGTCTGTAGAGTCGTCAAGCGGCTGCGCACCTGCTCGTTGTTCTTCAAAGCGCTGTAGGCATCCGCGCTCAAAATCAAGCGGTTCGGGCGCTTGCCGATCTTTTTGCGGATGATGTCGCTGGCAGCCTCAATATCCGTCACTGGCGTGCCCGTGGCGGCGCTCCATTTTGTGCCGCCCGCCAAAGCTTGCGTGTGCCCCGCCGCATAAGTCGTAGGCAGCGTCGCCAAGCCCGCCACATCCAGCTCATAGTCTTGCGCCAAAATGCCGCTCGCCGTCGTCATCGCAATATTGCTGATATCCAAGTAGTTGCCCACATTCAGGCGGCGCGCCTCAGCGCTCTCGCGGATGATCTCTTGCGGGATCGGCACCTCCACCGCGTATTGCTCCACGCCATACACGCGGCCATCGTATTTCACATCAACGCGCTTGGTCTCAGAGCCAGGCGCGCGGCGCAGGTTGTAGCGCTTAAAGCGCTCATTGCCCACCTTAGCCAGCATCACGCTAGAGAGCGCCTGCGGCAAGCGCGGCATCAGCATCTCTGCAATATAAGAGCCCTGGGCCATGCCCAAAAGCATGTTGGTGAGGATGGGGCTTTGATTCAAGCGAATCTGGGTAGCAGTCATCATGATGTGGGTTTCCTTGTCGTTTTCGGTGTTGTGGGGATCAGGCCGTAAAAGTCACAGCAGAAAGCGCATCCATGTAATTCACGGCCGGGTTAGCGCGCATATGCGCCTTCGCAGCAGCATCAATCTCCGCCTCGCTCTTGCCAGCCGCGCTGCCGGTAGCAGCCGCGCCGCCGCCTGCAGGCGCATGCTCGCCAAAGCTCACCACAGGGGCGCGCGTGGTCACAAAGGTTTTAAACCACTCAGCAGGCGATACCGTCTTAGTCGCGCCGCCCTCAGCAAAGCTCACCGGCTTGGCAGCATCCAGCGCCTCAAGCGCTGCCACCACCATCGGGCGATCTTTGGGCAGTAGCACTTGCGCTGGCACGCCTTCTGCAAAGCTCACGAAGCCTGCTGTCTTATCAGCCCGGGCCTTCTCTGCAAATTGCGCCAGCTGCGCTTTGCCTGCATCGGCCTCAGCCTTCGCAGCGGCCAGCGCCGCGTCGGTTTCAGCCTGCTTAGCTTGCGCGGCCTCAAGTTGTTTTTTCAAATCGATGTCCATCAGTTGCTCCTGGGTTAATTGCTCGGGGGTAGTTTGGGAAAGTGAAGGGGGTGGCGAGGCCGAGCCAGAGGCTTGCGCCAAGGCTGCGGGCTCTGCACCACTAGAAAAATTGACACAGCCCGCATCAGAGCCAGCCGCAAAATCAGCCAGCCCACTCACGGCAGGCGGCTGCGCGCCCAGAAATGCCACGTGGCGCAAATACCAGCTCGTGGGCGTCGGGTTATTCGGGTGCTTGGGCGGGTAAAAGCTCGCGCTGCGCTTCTTAAAGCGCCCGGCTTGCACCATCTCTGCAAATTGCGGCGCCACCTGCGTGGCATCCATCGCCAGTCGGCCAGCGGCATTGAGCTTCAAAGCGCTCACCCAGCCATAAGCGGGCAGGTTGTCAGCCGGGTGGCCAATCGTGAGCGGTGCTTGGCGCAGGGCTGGGTTGTAGCCAGCCGCCATACCCGCCACATCCGCTTCAGAAAAATTGTGCGCATTGCCCGCATCATCCGTATGCGTGCCAGCGCGAAAGATCTCAATCTGCGCGGGCAAGGCATAAGCCGCTGCAGCGGCGCTTGCCTGCGCTGCTGGTTTGATAGAAGGGTTCTGTGTAGCCATGCCCGCACTGTCGCGCGAAGTGCGCCGGGGCAATAACTAAAGTGTTTAAGTTTTTAGGGGCTGTTTTTTGGCAGATTCGCCACAAGTCGGGTTCGGGCATCACGCCCCGCCCATTAAAGCCCGCCCCAAGGCCTCAAACCCCTTGCCAAATCGTGCCAATGCCGCTTGGATGTATCAGGGCTGCACCCCAGCCTATTAGGCGCTTAAATCGCGTATTTTCAAATCCGCTCAATCCAGCCCTGGCAGCTTGCCCTGCCTGCGCTCATACTCCTGGCGCCGCCAGCCATCCACAATCGAGCGCACCTGCACATCCGAGAGCTTGTATTTTCGCGCCAATTGCGCATAGTTGCTGTCCCGAAAATCTGCCACCATCCTCAAATTGCGATCCGTCGCCTCAAAGGTTTTAATGCTCGGAAAATAAGGCTGCCCCCCGCCAAACACCGCCAGCAGGCGCATCAGCTGCGCCAGCGTCACCTCAGCCAGCCATTGCATCCGGCTCGCATCTGGCGCGCCCTCATCTTTGCTGTGCGCAAGCACCAATTGCCAATACATCGCCTCCGCTGAGAGCAGGGGCGTTTTCTCCTCCTTCATCAGCTGCGGGTAGCGAGAAGCCAGCAGCGCATGCAGTGGTGCCAGATCTTTCATGCTCGGCTGTTCATTCATCATGCTTTTCCCTTTTAATCCGGCACGCCAGCCACCGCAGGCACGCCCACCCCAAGGCGAGCCGCCCACATCTTCAGGCTCTCCACCACGCTATTGATCTGGTAGCTATTCAAAAAGCGCCAAGCATCCATCTTCGTTTGCCGCTTCACATAAGCCAGCAAAGCCGCATCCGAATCCACGCGCACCGCGCCCGCCCGAGCCAGCTGGCTCCACAGCGTGCGCGCCTTCGCCCAGCGCTCATCTTGAGCGTCTGAGCTGCTGCGTTTAGCCGGAATTCGGCGGCGCGTGAATTGCGCTGTGCCAGCTTGCGGTGCAGGCGCAGGCTTAGCCACGCCCAGCTTCACCGCCAGATTCTGCAAATGCGTGCGCACAGCCGCCAATTGCGCCGGGCTCATGCGCTTGCAGCTATCTAGGCCAGTCAGCGCAATCAAAAGCGCCCGATAGTCATCCTCCACAAGCTTGCATTGGCTCTTGAGCACATGGATGGCGGCGATGTGATTCATGCCCGCACATCCTTCCTGCCCGACGCGGCCAGCTCGACCAAGTCGCGGACATTGAAATGGGTCCCGAAGATCGCTTGGCCTTTGTATTTGAATTGCTCGCGGGCTTCGTGCTCAATCGAGGTGAGCACGCATTTGAAAGCGGTTTGAACTAGCTCGCTCTCGGTCATGTGTTCGCTCAGGAGCCATTTGCGGGTTTTCTGCAAAGTGAGCGCTCCGGTGTCAGAGCATGGTGAGTGAAATTCGGCTTGGAGGAAGACCTTGCCACTGTAGCCGCCCGAATCAAATACATTGAAGGTGTAGCCGGGAAAGCTCACGCCATTGAGGGCGGCTGTTGCGAAGACAATGCTCATACGCCACCTCGCTTCGTTTTGGCGGCTGCCCGCACCTTCGCCTCAAGCTCGAGCTGTTCATCCATGCCGCTCTTCCAATAGCGGTGATTGGCGGTCTCGGTGGGGTACGGGTTATCGTTGTAGTAGCCGCCGCCTGCGCAGCAGTCGCGGCCTTGCTGTTTGAGCGGCTCGATGGCTTCGCGCACGCGTTCAATCGCGCTTGGTAAGTATTTTTTTAACATGTGGTCTCCCCAGCAAGCCGCCGCGCAGCACGGTGCAAAATGGCGTTGAACCAACGGCGAACACAATAGCTGCGCACCACACTGATCACGGTGTAGATCAAGCCAAGGGCCAGATTCTGGCTGGCCGAGATGTGCCATCCAAACAGCGGGAAAAACAGCATGTTGGCCGCAAAGTTGATGCCAAAGCCAATGGCCACGTTGAGCAGGGCTTCGATCAGGGAGCTGAGGCGGGATTGATTCATGCGCGCCTCAATGCAAAGCCTGCGGCTGCACAGCTTCATACTCAGCAAACTGCCCAATCTGCGCAAAAAGCCCGCTGTCAATCTTGTCTGCTGAGTTGCGCAAATGCAAAGCCACCACGGCGCTAGCGGCAGGCTCATGGATGGCTACCGCCGCCGCAATCAAAGAGCAAACGCCCAGCAACACGTCGCCATGCAAGCCAGCTGTGTTGGCCGTCTTCAGGCAATGAGCGGCCAGCGCGAGAGCCGCCTCCTCGCCATTCGGTGTATTGATATGTATGCTCATAAAAATCCTTGAAGAAAAAAATGGCTGGGCGAAAAACTAGAAAACCACCCAGCCATGCAAAGGCCGCATTTCTGCAGCCGCAGACAATCGTTCATTGCGTGCGCCACACCCGCATGTGCTCGCCATCGGCCTTGCGCGTCACCACGTGCTGATCTTTCTGCTCGTTAAAGAGTGCCGCCGCTTGCCGAATGGCGCTGCATTTTGGGATCAGCACACTTTGGCCAATTTGCATGCGTTGATAAATATCTAAAAGCTGCTTGTACAGAGGAGGCCTCAGTTTCTTTGGCTCGTGCAGCGGCACATCATCTTCAATCTGCAGATCCGTGAAATCGTAGGCACCGTAGCTCTGGGCGAGGCGTTTTTTTTGATTCGCTGGGATTCCGGGAGCATCGCGTTCGCCCCCCGCGCCTGGGCTGCAAAGCCCATGCTCTGCAGCCCAGGCCGATTTAGGCAGATACCACACAGGCTGGGCATCTTCGCCGCCAAAAGCCTCAAAGCCCAGCTGCCCCTCGCGCACAGCCTGCGAGAGCTCCGTGGCCACCTTAGCGCGATGCACCTCAAAGTAGTCCGCGATCTGATCGGCGCTGATGCATTTTTCTGGGTTGGCTTGCAGCCAGCCGATGACTTTATCAAGCAGGCTCATGCTGCGTCTCCTGTGTGGGTGTTGCTGGCTGCGCCGCGTAGTGATCGCAAATCGCCAGCTCCTTCACCCAGCAGCCAAGGCGCGGGCAGTAAGGCTGGCGTGGGCCCGAGAGGCTGGGCTGCATCCGCATGCGCGTGCAGTTGGTGCAGCCCGCGAGGCCGCGTGCGCTGGGCTCGATGTACCTGGCCACCGCGCGAGCAATTTTGGCCGTGCTCATGCCCGCGCCCCATCCATCTGCAGATCCACCTCAAAAGGCGTAATCACAAAATCCTCCACCCCCGTATTCACCGTCAGGCCCCGAATGTGTTTCACCAGCTCTGGCGCGGCCAGCACGGCATCCTTGTTCACCTCATGCTTCACGCGCACAAATTCCGTCAGCCCTTGCTCGCCAAGTTGGTTAATCACCCCCTCCACATTCTTCAAAGTCACCGAGGGCGGGCGCACGCGCCAGCTCACCTCGCCCGTGATCAAGTTCGCGCTCTTGCCCTTGCCGCAAATCTCCAGCCTGTGCGCCTCACACCAAGTCTGCACGCCGCTTTGCAAGAGCGTGATCTGCATGCGCAGCTCCTCAATGCGCGGGGCTAGCGCTTTGGTCAGCTTCGCCAGTTCATCGTTGATGCAGGTCTCCATGCGCACCAGCTCGCGCTGCTTATCGCCCAGCAGCTTAATATCGCGGGCCGCATCCGCCTTGCTTTGCGGCACGGCTGCGGCCTGCGCGCTAGATTTCAATTTATGAATATTCATGATCTGTTTCCTTTTTTTCAAAATGATCTGCTGATCTGCCAAAGCGCAGCTTTATCGCCTTGCTCAGCCGCCTCTTTTTCGGCCTGCAGCGCAGCCTCAATGCCCGCCTTCGTAAGCCCCCAGGTCTTGCGTCCGCAGTGCTGCACCAGCCCCGCTGGCAGCATGCTCGACAGCGAGTTGCCCACCGTGCGCAGCGTATACACCCGCCCCGCGTCCGCCATCTCCTGCGTGCTGGCTTGGCCATGCTCCATCAGCTGAGCCAGCACATGCAGCCATGCGCCCGGCAGGTTGCGCTGTACTGCTCTCATAGCCAGCCCCACTTAGCCGCCAGCAAGCAGGCCGTAAAAGTCAAGCTCCCCGCCACCGCCAGCGCAATCACCAGCCATTTGAGCAAGCCCCAAGCTGCATCAGCGCGGCGTGCAACAGCCCATTGCATACTGCTGCGCTGCGAGCCAAAATCAATCACGCCAGGCGCAAAATGAATCTGCGGGCAATCCGCGCAGGCCAGCTTGCGGCTTTGGCACACGCCCAGCTCCTTGCAAGAGCGCTGATCGGGCGCGGCTAAGCTCATGCCCAGTGCCGCATCATTCATATATTCCATCACGCTCTCCTTGTAGTAATCCGCGTGGCTTGCGGGTAAATTTCAATCGCGGTGAGCCATGCATCAAAGGTGCTGGCATAAATGCCCTGGATCTCGATGTGCTGGCCTTCTGGCAGGGTGATGCGGGTGAGTGTTTTCATGGGCGTCTCTTTCAGCAAGCCGAAATCACTTTGGCATCCACCACGCCCCAGCCCGCTTTAGCGCAGGCATTCATCGCGCGACACACCAGGTTATTCACCACCAGCGGGTAGCACACGCTCGTGGCATTCTTGGCAGCAATGCCCTTGCCATCTCTGCCCACTATCGACAGCCGCGCCCGTATCGCATCCATCGCATCCGGCGCAAAGATCGCATCCAACTTCACCTCAGATTCGCGCAGCTTGTGCCGCAGGTAGCCTTCCAAATCGCCATCCAGCGGGCTAAGCGTCACCCGCTCACAGCGCTGCATCACCTCGCGCACCTCCGCATTGCTGCTGGAGAGCGTGCGCAGCAGCTCCGGCTGCGCAATGAGCGCAATGCCCAGCAGGCGCTGCATCCCATCCTTGAGCTCCAAAAAGCGCTTCAAGTGCTTGAGCGTGGCCGTCGGCAGGCAATGCGCCTCTTCGATCAAGAGCAAATGCCGCATGCCCGCCTTGCGGCTGGCCTTCAGTAGCTCATGCACCTGCGTAAAGCGCGCCTGGGCAGAGCTCTTGATCTTCAAGCGCGGGTCCAGCGCATGCGCAATCGCCTCGGCAATCTGGCTGCTCTTGAGCGTCTTGCCCGCGTTGTCGTTCGCCTCCATCGCCAGCACATATGGGCGTATCACCAAGAGTGGCCGGCCATCGGCTGCCACACGCTCCTCCAAGTCTTCAGCCAGCGTGCTCTTGCCCGCGCCACTCTCGCCCACCAGCGCCACAAAGCTATGGTTCAGCCCCGCATCCAGCAGCGCCGCTCGCGCATAGCGCACGCTGCCCGTTTGATACACGTCGGCGCTAGAGCGCACATCATCCACAAAGGGAGAGCGCAGCAGCCCAAAATGCTCACGCGCTTGTGGGCAGAGGGCTTCGTTTTGCAGTAACATTTCATCGTCCTTTTCAGTTTGGGTTAATACAGGCTCGGGGGATACGGCCTCAGCAGGTTTGCCGCCGGCTGGGGTCAACTTCTTTGCGCTACGGGCAAATTCTTTTGGGGCAACGATTGCCGCCTCTTCAATCTTGGGCAGCCGAGCAATCTGCCCCGGCTTAGCGCCATGCTTGCAAAGCAGCTTGATCACGCTCGAGCGCACTTGCGCGCCGCGCCGGCCCGGCCATTCGCCCAGGCGCACCATGCGGCTCACCGTCGAATTCGAGAGCCGCGTATGCCGCGCCAAATCGCTCTGCGTCAGGCCCAGCTTAGGCAAAAGGGTGGCCAGCGTGCTCATGCAGCGCCTCCCGTCATGCCGCCATTGACCACCCGCAAGCCAGAGCGCACAGCCAGCCGCGCCTGCAGCGCAGGCAGCTCGCTTTCAGCCACGCCATTGGGATACAGCGAGGCCACCAGCGCATTCTTCTCGCGGCTCATCTCAATGCCCAGCTCAGCCAAGGCGCGAGCCAGCTCAAAGCCCTCCAGCAGCTTTTCTTCTACCGCTGTGCTGGCGGTGGTCACGTTGACCACTAGTTCTTCGCCACGCTTGGGCAAGAAGGTGCGCACAGGTGCATCACTGATCGTCTTATACGGGTCAATCCGCCCGCCAAATGGCAGCGCCTTCGCCTTGCGCTTGTCAGCGGCTTCTTCATCGGTGGCAGCCTCATAAGTAAAGCGCTCCACTTCTTTGCGATTCGTCTCCAAAATCGTATCGGCCATGCGAGAGAAATCTTCGCTGATCACATTCGCGCCCACCTCGCGAAAGCCTGCCTCATCGCGCTCCACTTTTGGTGCGCTGTGCAGCAGCTCATGGCCATCGGCATCTTTGAGCTCCACCAGCACGGCATTCGCTTCATAAGGGCTGGTGGTAATCGGCAGCTTCTGGCGAATCATCACGCCCGGCACGCTGCTCACATCGTAGTCAGCGCCTTTCCAGCTCACGGTCAAGAAATCAGTCACCGTGCGCAGCTCAGCCGTATTCGTCAGCAGCTCTTGGCAGATTTCTACGCTAGGCGCAATGCGCAGCTGCTCCTGTGCAATCGTCATCCACATATCGGCGCGCGTTTTGCTGTGGCGGCTGTGGATTTGATTGGCGTTGTACCAAGCGCTCCAGCGCTGTGCCTTGGTATTGAGCTCGGCTAAATCGGCCACGCCCTTAAAGCTCAGGCTGCTCTCAAAGCTGCGCTCAATAATGTCGCGCGCCTTCTCCACTTGCCCGGTCACTCGCGCGTTACCCGCTGCGTGCGGCTCAGGCTTGATCTTCAAGCGACGTGTCAAATTCTTAAACAAGCCTCCCGACATCGCGCTACCCTGATCCATCATCAGCACGAAAGGCACGCCGTGCATCACATGGCCTTCGCGCTTTTGCATCACATTGATGAATATCTCTGAGAGCGGCTTGCCGCCCTCTGAGCCCATCACATATTCCACGTAGATGGATCCGCTGTAGTGGTCTGTCACCTCGTAGCTGATGACGCGATCCGATTCAATGCGGCTCAAATTTTTAGGCTTGTTCTTGTTGAACTTAGCCTCCTCCATCACCTGTAAGCCCGCATTCTTGCCTGTGGAGTTGGATAGGTAATACAACACACACACCGAAGCATCCACCTGCCACACATGGTTCGGATGCAAGCTCTTAAGCTCCTTGGCTGGCGCAGGGCGATTGAGCTGATCAGGGTGCAAGCAATACTGCTTCAAAGCCCGGTTGATCGCGCTATCAGACAGCAGATGCACCTCGCCCGTGGCAGGGTCTGTGCGCTCAAATTTCACCTCGCCATTCGCGCGCGCCATGCCCACCGCTTGCGTAATCGAGATCAATCGCTTGCCTGTCTTGCGCTGGGTGCTCATGAGGATGGCTGAGAAGGCAATGCATTCCTCTCGCGTGGCGCACACATCTCCCGCATCAGAGCGTTGTTTACGTTCAGGTTTCACAGTCACTTGTCCTAAATATCGGTGCAGCGTGGCCGGGCTAATCGAGAGCTCCGCGCAGGCCGCTTTGTAAATCCCCTGCTTGCCCCCGCTGGGCGCGCTGGCAGCGGCTTGCGCAATCTGCACAAGGCGAGCGGTGATGGCGGGGTTGATGCGCATGGCCTCAGCTTTGGCTCTTACTTGTCCCACTGCTGTGATTCGGCAACCAGTTGCTGCTCGACAGCAGTGCTCACATCAGGCAAGTTAAATTCATGTCTCAGCGTATTGAGTTCGCCTTGTATCTGCCCGACAAGCCCAGCCATGAACACCTGCTGGTCGCCTGCGTCGTACCGCTCAGCGTGGCTTCGCAATGCAATGCAGGCTTGGCGCATCTGGCCGCGCAAGCAGCCCAGCGCATCGTTCATCAACTCCGTGGATTCTTTTTGAAGGTCAAGTAAAGCTTGATCTGGCGTAGTTTTGTCGATGCGGCGCTGGAGCTTTTTAATCGTTGTGTCTCTGTCTGAGAGCATTTTTTCATCAGTTGCCTTGTCCAATTTGGCCTCGCGCAGCGCAGCGCGTAGCTCCTTGACGCTCATCGTGGCCACGTCATCAAGCTTCAGCTCGCCCGTCTGCCCAGTCAGCTCAAACTCAGCAATCTGCTCGTCGTCTAAAACCAACATCTCGAAGAGTTTGGATTGATTGCCGATGGCCTTCAAAGTTGCCGACGTCGGCAACTTTGAAAACTTCGTGCCAGCATTTATGAAGCGGCTAGCCACATGAATATCAATATTCAGCACATCTAAACGCTGCGCAAAGTTGCCATGACCGCAGATTTCCTTGAGAACAACCAAGCCCCGTCCTACCTCCAAACAAGCCTCCACGCTGCGGCGCATGTTGGCCGCAATGTCGCGCTGAATCAGGTCAGGGTCAATCGTATCGAGCTGGTATCCCACCTTCAGCGCCACAGCGCGCACATGTGATTCATGCTGTGCCTCGTGCATCATCTGCGCATCAAGCGCCGAGCTCACGTCTTTATCAATCACCGTCACAGAAAATTCCGGCGTTGCAGTTGCTTGTCTTGGCATAGTGTCTTCTTTCAGTTAAAAATTAGGGCGTTTCCGCAGCTTGGGCGGGCTGAGTTAGCTATTAAATTCATAGTGCTACAGCGGCGTAGCAATCCGGTTCATCCGCTCCTGCAGCGCCTCCTTGGCCTGCGTGTTCGCGGTAAACACCGTATGAGCAATGCGCACCAAGGCAATGCCCAGCCGCCAGCGGTTCGTCTCGCCCACGCGCTCCACCATGCCCAGCTCCGAGAGGCCTGGCAGATTCACGCTCACCCAGGAGGGGCCCACGCCCAGCGCCCTGGCAATCTCGCCCGGAGCCAGCCCATTGATCTCATGGCCAGCCAGCAGCCGAAACAGCTCACACACCTTGCGCACCGGCTCGGGCACGGTGTGTGGCTTGTCGTTGGTTGGAGTGTTGAGATTGCTCATGCTGCTTCTTTCTTTGAAAATTTTTGAATGCGCTGTTTGTAGAGGGCGGCAGTCTCCTGGATGACCCGCTTACGCGCTTCGTTTGCCTCCTCGATGAGGGCAATTTCTCCGGCATGTTTGTCAATTAGCCCAATCTCATCGGCCAGCATCTCAACAAACTCAGCTTCAATTCGCGCAGCACCCCATTTGGAGATTTCTTGATCCCAAATGCGCTGCGCCCGTGCGACGTATTGCTGCCGCCTACTGCCCAAATTCGCATTGCTCATATCAGCGTCTGTGCTTGCTCGCGCGTCTGCTTCTTGTTTTAGGGCGCGCGCAAGTTTTCCGGCTTCGCTCATGCCGGCACCTGCTGAGCTGCACCACGGTAAGTGGTCTTGATTCGACCTGGCTTTCTAGCCTTAGCAAAAATTGGCTTGCCGATGAGCTGCTCCAGCTCCGCCTCAACCCGCCTGCTGCGCATGGTGCCCGCAATGACTCGCCCGACGCTGTTGGGCGTGACACCTAAAAATTCTGCAATCGCAGCCTGAGACGTGCCAGCGCGCTCGATTGCTGCTTTAATGTCTGACTTGTTCATTAATTACGTCCTTTTCATCTACCTGATTCAATGACGTAAATATACCACTAAATTTACAAGCAAAAGAGAAATTTATGGAATTGTTTGAAAGATTAGGGAAAGTTCTTAGCGCCTCGAAAGCTAAGCGTGCAGAGTTCGCCTTGACTACGGGTATGGGCGGTGATCGTTTGGACAATCTGATCAATGGCAAGGTCAAGAAATTAAGACCCGAAGAAGCTCAAGCTATCCGGGCGAATTTCGGTTTTTCTGAGCATTGGTTGCTTACCGGCGAAGGGGCGGAGCGCGTGCCTGAAAACGAAAAGAAAGTTTGGCAGGTGATGGATCAAGCGCGGTTGGTTGCACGAGACGTTACGCCTCATGCGCTCAATGCAGATCAAGCAAACTTTGTCACGTCACTTATCTTTTTGCACAACTCTAAAAAGAGTGATGAGCTAAAGCAGTTTCTCGATGATCGCGGCATAGGCGCATCAGGTATTCATGATTACGTTCTTGTACCCCACCACAACGTCCAAGCCAGCGCAGGCGGCGGCTCAATCATCAGTGATGAATCAGTGGTCGATCATCTGGCCTTCAAGCGCGATTGGATCACACAATCCCTGGGCTGCCAGCCCGACAAGATCTGCGTCATCCAAGTGCGCGGCGACAGCATGACTCCCACGATCAACGATGCCGATTTGCTGCTGCTGGATCTGCGCGAGATCAGCCAGCGCACCGAGGGCGTGTATGTGATTCAGCTTGATGGCAGCTTACTGGTCAAGCGCATCTCTTACAAGATCAATGGCTCGGTGGAGGTGATCTCAGACAACGCCCGCTACGGCACGCAAACCCTCACTGAAAGCCAAGGCAAAGATCTCGCCTTCATAGGCCGCGTGGTGTGGCATGGCAGGAAGTTTTGAAGGAAAACACATGAGCAATATTCCTCCGCACACAGCCCAAGATTGCATCGAGAGCAAGCTGCTCGCGTTGCATACCTCCACGGTTTGCCTCGCGCGCGCACTGGCCGCAAGTGGCGTGCTGGATAAAGCGGCTTTTACTCATGAGTTGGATCAAGCCAGCAAGTGGCTGGAGAGCTTTGACCACTGCGGCCACAATGCGCAGGCTTTTGCCCAGTTGCGCGAGATGCTGGAGGCTGTTTAAAATGGGGCAAGTGATTCAAGCCGAACAATTCTGGCGCGGCCAAAAGCCGCCCTTCAACCCTCCACCTCCACCACCTCCCCCAATGGATACCTCTGAGCGTCTAGCCAAACTCGAAGCCGTGCTGCCCACGCTGGCCACCAAGGAGGAGATGCACAAAGAATTCAATGCGCAAACGTGGCGCATCATTGTCTCCATCATCACGATTTGCACGCTGCTGACATCAGCAGTATTTTTTATCGCCCGCAATATCAAATGAAACACACTTTCCTTACTATCGCTTTCGTAGCACTCTGCGCAGGTTCTATGCCGGCTGCTGCGGTAAATAAATGCACAGGGGCAGATGGCAAGGTATCGCTTCAAGATATGCCATGCGATGCCAAAGCCAAAGCAGCAGAGAAGGTCAAGACTTGGGAGAATGCCCCTGTTTACGCGCAACGAGCAGAGGTCACGCCTGATCTAAAAATTGAGCAGACCAAAGAAAACAAATCACTGCTTGATTTGTATCGCCGCTGGGCAGATGCTGAGAAACTTGCGCTTTCCACGGGGCGCATTGCTCTCGCCGGGCCCGTGGCCAATATGCAAGCCATCCAGCGCGATGCAGAGGCGCTTACCGTGCCTGCCTGCCTCTCTGAGGCAAAGAGTACGTTTGCCGAACTGACCAAGAAAAGCGTGCAAGGCATGCTCGACTTCATGAGTAAAGAACGCCTTGATGGCATGGTCTACACCGTGGTGGATCGCAGAAAGCTGATACCCGCTTTTGAGCTGTCTGTTAAAACCGCTCGTTGCACATGATGACTCAATAATTCAACTACTTTACTTAGCGCCCCTCGCGCGTGCGAGGCACAGTCATAGGCATCCATTGAGATGTCTATTTTTTTGCCCGGGAGGCCGCTATGTTTGCCAATTTTCGCTCGCTGTTGTCCACACTTTTGCCGCGCATGAGTGGTTGGTTTTTTATCGTGGTGCTGCTCATGGCAGCCGTGTGGCTGCTCGCGCCGCATCAGCTTGCCGTGAGCCTCTACAAGCTGAGTTTGGTGACGCTTGGGGCAGTGTTGGCGTATTGGCTGGATCGCAGTTTGTTTCCGTATGCGCGGCCCCATGAGTTTTTTGGCAAGCCTGCCTCGGATGATCTCAACTCTTGGGATACCGATCAACAGTACATCGCAAGCCATTGCATGCTACGCCGCGCCATCATCATCGCCGCAGCCATGATCGCTGTGAGCCTTGGGGCATGACATGAAGCGATTTTTAAGAGGGCTCGCTGAAGTTTTTGGCTGGATTGGCCTGGTGTTTTTTACCGTGATGATCATTGCGGCCACGATCTTTGTGCTCTGGATGCCCAATCCCGCGCATGCACAAACTATCCCCCAAGCCGCCCACGCACACCGCGCCACGCTCACCCGCGCTGCGCACACCGCTTGGGGCCTAGATGCCCCCATCGCCGCGCTGGCTGCGCAGGTGCACCAAGAAAGCGGCTGGCGCGCCAATGCGGCGAGCCCCGTAGGGGCACAAGGGCTCACGCAATTCATGCCTGCCACGGCGCGCTGGTGGTGCGCACGGGAGCAGCAAAGCGCCGCCGAGTGCCAGCCCTATAACCCCACCTGGGCGCTCCGAAGCATGGCCGGCTACGACAAGTATTTATACGATCTTGTGCCTGCTCGATTCACGCCCTACGAACGCCTGTATGTGGCGCTGCGCGGCTACAACGGTGGCCTCGGGCATTGGCGCTCTGAGGCGGCTGTAGCGGCAGCATCGGGCGCTGCCAAGCATTTGCCTAGCCTCGCGCAAATCGATGCCGCCTGTGGCCGCGCCCGCCGCGCTGCCAACCATTGCACTGAGAACCTTGCCTACCCGCGCCGCATCTTGCTTGGCCTGCAGCCGCGCTATGCGCATTGGGGCGCAAGCTTGTTTCCTGAGAGCAAGCTCTGATGTGGCTCTTTAACTTCATTGGCGCGCGCTGGGGAGCCAGCCTAGCTTGGCGCGCCATCACCACCCTCGTGCCGATTGCCGCAGCCGTCTTGGCCGCTGCTGCTGCTGCCACGCTGGCCTACAAGTTAGGCCGCGCGCCGCTGCTTTCTGAGATCGCCCAGCTCCAGCTGAGCCAAGCCACAGCCGCCATCCGGCAAGCCGATGCCCAGGCGC